CAGGGCAAAAGTTTCCATTGACAATTGATCCGACAGAACTTCCTGATGGTGTTGTTGCTGATGTAAACTTTGACCCAAAAGAACCAGAACAATTAAAGCAGTCAGAGCTTGGGCAGGAAGTAAGTCCTTACGGATTTGCTGGGGATGGACAAGATTTACCTGCAGGTTCTACAGCTAAAACTCTTTTGGAAAGCCTTGGATCGTATAGAGATAAACTAGAAAATATCGACGGTGTTCGTGAGGGTGTAGGTAAAACGCCAACTGCAATTACGTTTAGCCCAGCTATGGTAGCTGCTAAAATGATGCAAAAGAAAATACACGACCAGTTGGAAGAATCTAGTGCAAGTAAACATTTACGTAGTACAGCATTTGAAATGGCTCTGTTTGGTACTGGTGTAATGAAAGGACCATTTGCTGTAGACAAAGAATATCCTAATTGGGGTGAGGATGGTGAATACTCTCCTATTATGAAAACTATACCACAAGTTTCACATGTATCTGTTTGGAATTTTTATCCTGATCCAGATGCAAACAATATGGATGAAGCTCAGTATGTAATTGAACGTCATAAGATGTCACGTACACAATTACGTGCATTAAAGAAACGTCCTTACTTTAGGTCTGCTGTAATTGATGAAGCTGTACAGTTAGGTGAGAACTACAATAAAGAATATTGGGAAGACGATCTTTCTGATTATGCACCAGAACATGGTGTAGAACGTTATGAAGTTCTTGAGTATTGGGGTATGTGCGATACTGAAATGCTTGTAGAGCAAGGTGTAGATATTCCTGATGAACTACAAGACGTAGATGAATTGCAAGCAAACATATGGATTTGTAATGGCAAGCTATTGCGTATGGTTCTGAACCCATTTAAACCTGCCACTATTCCTTATATGGCTGCACCTTACGAACTAAACCCATATTCATTCTTTGGGGTAGGTATTGCGGAAAATATGGATGATACCCAAACTCTTATGAATGGGTTTATGCGAATGGCAGTTGACAATGCTGTATTGTCTGGTAATCTTCTTATTGAGGTAGATGAAACAAACTTAGTCCCAGGCCAAGACTTGTCAGTATACCCAGGAAAAGTATTTAGGAGACAGGGTGGTGCCCCAGGGCAAGCTATCTTTGGTACAAAGTTTCCAAATGTTGCAGCAGAAAACTTACAGCTATTTGATAAAGCAAGGGTATTAGCCGATGAGTCTACTGGTTTTCCATCTTTTGCACACGGTCAAACTGGGGTATCGGGGGTGGGTCGTACTGCTTCTGGTATTTCTATGCTTATGGGTGCCGCACAAGGCGGTATAAAAAATGTAATCAAAAATGTAGATGATTATCTATTACGTCCTCTTGGTGAGGGTTTGTTTAGATTTAATATGCAGTTTGACTTTGATCCTACAATCAAAGGTGACTTGGAAGTTAAAGCTCGTGGAACAGAAAGCCTTATGGCTAATGAAATACGTAGCCAAAGACTTATGCAGTTTATGCAGATTGCATCTAGCCCAGCACTAGCACCCTTTGCTAAGTTTCAATACATTATTAGAGAGATTGCAAAATCTCTTGACCTTGACCCTGACAAAGTAACCAACAATATGGATGAAGCTGCAATCCAAGCTGAACTTATGAAAGACTTTCAGCAGCCAGCGCAACCAGTTCCTGCAGGTGCAAACCCAGCAGATCCTACAGGAGCAGGTGGCGGCACAATAGGTACTGGACAAGTACCAACACCACAGGAACAAGGATTTAGCGGAAATGACGGACAAGGAGCACCTCAACAAGCTCAAGGGGCTGGTGAACAACCACCAGCAATGGGACCAGTTCAGTAACTATTTAGATATGCTGATAGCCCAGCAACATCGTTCTATGGAACAAACAGACAATACGCAAATAATATATAGAGCACAGGGTGCAATATATCAGTTACGTAGATTAAAACTATTACGTGATCAAGTTTTAAAGAATGGATAAATCTATGATGGAACAACAAATGGAACTATTTAAACGTGGTGGTCTTAGTGATCAAGGCGGTGAGATAGATGAAGTATCTGGAAATGAAGTTCCCGTTGGTGGGACTAAAAAAGGTGTAAGGGATGATATACCTGCTATGGTAAGTGAAGGTGAGTTTGTTTTTCCAGAAGATGTTGTTCGATATATTGGTTTAGATAAACTTATGACATTACGTCAACAAGCTAAGATGGGTTTGAAGAAAATGGAAGCCATGGGTCAAATGGGTAATGGCGATGAAGCTACTATTCCTGATGACCTACCCTTTGATATGGCTGATCTTATTATTGTTGCTGGTGATACTGGTGAAGAATTAGAAATGCAAGAGGGTGGATTTGTACGGCGTCCAACAACTGTCACACGTACAACACAACAACCTACCTATGCACAGCCTCCTGTAGCTACACTACCACCCGAAGAACCTGTGTTTAGAAGTGTTCGTTCTCTTACTCCACAAATAGAACGTCCAGCACCTAGTGTTGTAAATTTTGATAGGCTTATGGGTGACGCACGTATTAATTTTAAAGAATATAGAAATGCAAGTGGGCAATCCATACTTATTCCATTTTTAGGTGACAGTCCTATTTTTCCTATTCCTGAAGGTTACTCATTGTATCAGCCTTCTGCAGAAGAAACCCCAACTGAAGAGCAGGAAGCAGTTGAAAAAGTAAATGAAGCATTAGAAAATGCACCACGTAATTCTTCAGAAAGTGAAAGTAGCTCTGCAATAGTTAGAAATGAATTTACAGAAGCTGGTAGTTGGGAAGGTGTTCCTCTTGACATGTATATTAAAGAAGCTACTAAATTTGTAGATGGTACTTCTTCACTTGCTACAGGTGTTATGGGAGCATTTGCTGGTTTACCTATGGGCCTGTTTACACGACTAGCCACATCTAATCAAAAGAAACGTATACTTGCAACTATTGATAAACGTATTCAAGAAGCTATGGGAACACCTGTTGAAGGACAAGTTGCACAGCTAAGAAAAATTAAAGCTATACTTGAGGGTAAAGAAGATGCAGCAGGTGCTTTTGATAAAGTTAAAAATATAGTAAAGGGTATACTTGCTCCTGAAGAAGTAAAACAACAGACTGTAAAAGTTGCAGAAAGTACACCTGTTAAAATAGAAACACCTGAATCTGATGCAGCTTTAACTGAACAAGCTCAGAAGTTATCTGGTCCAGCAGCCGCAGAAGCTGAGTTTGGTGCTCCATTAGGTGATCCTTTAGGTGGAACTCCTCCACCAGTAGATGAATTAGTTTTTACTCCAACACCAACTACAGTACCTGTAGGAAGAGATATAGATGTAGCATTTGATCCTGCTCCTGTAGTAGCTGACCCACTAGCACCACTACCAAATTTAGATGATAGAGATACTATGAGGGAAATAGGGTCTACAGGTATAATGCCTACAGGAGAAAAGGCATTTGATGTTATACCCGATCTTTCTAAAGACCCTGCATATGCAAGCACAATACTACCTACAGGTACGGGCGGTATGCTTAGAGACGGTTCAGCACAACCTAAAGATCCACTTGCCCGTTTAACAGAAGATGAACAACAGAGAAGAGCCGCAAGAATACAAGCAGAAGATCCAATTGCAAAAAGAGCAGAACTGGCTTCTGTGTATCAAACTCCCTCTGTAGTAGCAGGTCAACCTGTTGTTACACCACCTATTCCTGTTTCTTATGAATTGCCAGATGAATTAACTATACCTGCTTTTACTCAACCTACTCCTGCTGTTACACCTACAACAGAAACTCCAACTGTTAGTCAAATAGATTACACAGATATTCAAACGTCTGGACCACCTAGTGTGCCTGATGCTATTCGTACTCCATTAGGAACTGCAGCAGCAGCAAGTTCTGGTGAACAAGAATCTACTTTACCAACTGCAGTTACACCAACACCTACACCTACTGTACAAGATCAAATGGCAACAGCAATTCCTACTACAACAGTTGATTCAAGATTAGATGTAAGTAGACAGCCTACTATTGAAGCACCTTATCCAACTCAACCCGTTACTACAACAGCAAGTTATGGTCCTCCATCTGTTTCCGCAACACCTACTACAACTACAACAGCAGATTATGGTCCTCCATCTGTTTCTCAAGCTACATCATTAGCACCTGATGTTTCATTACGTCCTCAAGCAAGGCCAGCAGAAGTTGCTGCAGCACAACCTGTAACTACACCTGAACCTAAAGAAGATAAACCTAAAAGTGGTCTTGATTTTAATCCTGCAACTTCTCAATTTAAAACACAGTATGAAAGAGATGAAGCACTACAAGGTAGCCTCGGAAATGTAGCACAAACTGCTGCGGTACAAGAGGTACATCAACAAGGATTAGCTGCAAAAGGTATTAGTGATAAAGACGATAAACCTGCTACTACTACAACCAGTAAGGATACTAACGTTGCTTCATCGGGTCGTACTGAAACACAAATTCAAGCTGACATTAATGCTGCATTAAAAGAATCGGGTGATGTGTGGACAGAAGAACTAAATGACCTTGTAGCTGAACGTGATAGTGCTCGTGCTAATGAAGGAAGCTCTGGAGGTGGAGGAGGAGGTGATAGTGGTGGATCATCTAGTGGCGGTAGTGATAAATCTATTGTGTGTACTGAAATGTATAGGCAGACACAACTTGTAGATTGGCAACATGCTATGAAAACTTGGGACGTATATCAAAAGAGGTACTTGACACCCTATCACGAAACAGGTTATCATTGGTTATTCCAACCATACGTTAAAGGTATGAGAAAAAGCACACTACTTACTAAGTTAGGTGCTGCGTTAGCAAAACACAGAACACAACACTTACGTTACATTTTGACTAAAGGCAAAGCTAAAGATGATATTATTGGTAATGTGTGGTGTAAGATTGTACATCCAGTAGTTTATATCGCTGGTATTATAAAAGAAAAGATGGGTAAATAAATGGCAGAGCAAACGTATAAAGAATATTTATCTCAGGTAGGAATGCGTTACAATAAACTTTCAGAAGACGAAAAAGATATAGTACGTGCAATGCGTGGTACACAACAAGGTTTGGTTCTTAGTAAAATACTAGGAAACGAAATGGCACTTGCTGATTTAGGTGTAAAAAGAACACCAACGGCAGGGCCAAAAAGACGTGGGCTAGGAACACGATAAATAACCTAGATACGCTGGCTACTCATCCCCCATCCAACATGGCTACGGTGGCCCCAGTTAAGGAAATAACATGTCTGAAGAAATGGTAGTGGAACAACCACAAAAATCTATGGCGTTTATGACAAAGCCATACTCTAATCAAGATCGCATTAAAAAAGATGAAGAAGAATTAGAACAACTTATTGCAAAACAAAAAGGTGAAGTAAAAGAAGAAGAACCTGCAGAAGCTGAACCTGCAAATGCAGAAGAAAAAAGTTTTAAAAAACGATATGGTGATCTTCGTCGCCATATGCAACAAAAAGAAAAAGATTGGGAAGATAAGTTTAAACAACTAGAAAACCAATTAAAAGATGTAACACGTAAAGAAATTAAACTTCCTAAGTCTGACGAAGACATTGAGGCTTGGGCTACACAATATCCTGATGTAGCAGCTATAGTTGAAACAATTGCAATTAAAAAAGCTCGTGAACAGAGTGCTGGACTAGAGGATCGTGTAAAAGAAATTGATGAGCTTAGAGCTACAGCTTCCAGAGAAAAAGCAGAAGTAGAATTAATGAAAGCTCATCCAGACTTTGGCGAGATTCGTGAAAGTGATGATTTTCATGAATGGGCAGAAGAACAACCTAAATGGGTTCAAGATGCTCTTTATGAAAATGATAGTGATGCTCGTTCTGCTTCACGTGCAATTGATTTGTATAAAGCAGATCGTAATATTAAACCTAAAAAATCTGCAAATGAAAAAGATGCAGCCCGTTCTGTAGGTAGTCGTAACAGTAGAAGTCAACCTGATACAGACTCAGAAGGAATGGTATACAAAGAAAGTGTCGTAAATAAAATGACCGCAGCACAGTATGAAAAAGCAGCCGACGATATTATGGAAGCTATTCGTACTGGTAAATTTATTTATGATATGTAGGGTTCTGGCCGATAAAAAGAGTTGACATATAAGTTAATTATGATATAACTATATGTATACTATAAAAAGTGTAGCCCCTTTATAGGTTTACCTACACTTTTTGTAACTTTAGCAAACAACAAGTACTGTCGGACCCACCTAATCCCTCATGGCCCATAAGGTGTAATGTAGGCCAACATTACGTTTTATGCACCCTAGTACATTAGCCTCTAGTAAGTAAAGTTAGTTTCGCATCTGTGTGCTCATAATGCTATAAGGAGAATATCAATGGCATTTTCAACAGCGTCAGGTTACGGCAACCTGCCTAATGGCAATTTTAGTCCCGTAATCTACTCCAAACAGGTGCAACTTGCATTCCGCAAAGCATCTGTTGTTGAGGCAATTACTAACTCTGATTATTTCGGAGAGATTGCAAACATGGGCGATAGTGTCAAAATCATTAAAGAACCTGAGATCACAGTGAAGGCGTACTCACGTGGTACAACGATCACTCCACAGGATCTTGATGACGAAGACTTTTCATTGACTATTGACAAAGCTAACTACTTTGCCTTCAAAGTCGATGATATTGAGGAAGCTCACTCACATGTGAACTTTCAATCTATCGCATCTGATCGTGCAGCCTATCGTTTGGCTGACCAATTTGACCAAGACGTTCTTGGATATATTTCTGGCTTTAAACAGTCAGCAATCCACGGACGTGCCAATACAGCTAACACAACCGTAAACGGTTCTAAAGCTGTAACGACTGCTGGTTCTGATGAACTGCTTGCTAACATGAAGTTGGATGCGTCTGACTTTAATAGCGGTACTGGTGGTAACTCTATCGTTGTCAAGCCTCGTACAGGTGCAGACACGTTGAACACCACTACAGCTAATGCGACACCAATGCAAGTTATTGCACGTATGTCACGTAAGCTGGATCAACAAAATGTTGACACAGCAGGTCGTTGGCTCGTAATTGACCCTGTATTTGCTGAACTTCTGAAAGATGAAGACTCACGTCTTCTGAATGCAGACTTCGGTGGATCAGGACTTCAAAACGGCTTGATCATCAATAACATTCACGGCTTTAAAGTCTTTATGTCTAACAACCTTCCTGAAGTAGGTGACGGTCCAACCTCAACTACATCTTCAGGTTCTACTCACTACGGTGTATTGGTTGCTGGTCATTCGTCTGCTGCTGCAACTGCAGAACAGATTAACAAGACTGAAACATACCGTGATCCAGATTCATTCGCTGACATTGTTCGGGGTATGCATCTATATGGTCGTAAGATCCTTCGTCCAGAAGCTCTGGTCAATGCGATCTATACGTCAGGTCTATAAGGGAGGAATGAGATATGGCACTTGGTGATAATACTCTTCGTTCAGCCGCTGGAAATTCACAACGTGGACGCAACCCTTATATGGTTCAAACTACATTGAACTGGGCTACAGCTTTGTCAGACAAAGGTTCTGCTCTTGCAGCATCCGATGTTGTTCCTGTCATTGCTGTACCAAAAGGTACAATGATTTTAAATGCAGGTATCGAAGTTGATACTGCTACTGATGGTTCTACATTTACTGTAGACCTTGGTACTGGTGTTGACCCTGACGTTTTTGTTGATGGCTTTGATGCTACATCTGCAGCAGCAGTAGTAGCCCAAAACCCTGCAGTATATCAGCCAGTAATGGCTGTTGCTGATGACAACATTGATGTAACAATTGCTTCACTTTCAGGTGGTGCAGTTACTTCAGGTAAGTTCCGTGTATGGGCAGTTCTAATGGATTGTACAGATATGGGTGATACGGCTGCTAATGAAGTAGCTCGTGATGCACTTGCATAATAACTAACACTGAGGGGCTGGGAAACTGGCCCCTCTAGGCTTATCTAAAGAGATTCTTATGGCTACTTTTATTAACCTGACAAATGAGCTACTACGCAGAATTAATGAAGTTCAGATTACAGAGTCTGAGTTTACTTCAGTTAAGAACGTGCAAGCTCTTGCTAAAGATGCTATCAATTCAGCTACTAGGCAAATGTTACAGGATGCCCAAGAGTGGCCTTTTTTGTTGACAACAACAACGCAAACACTCACAGCAGGAACAGGAACGTATGACTTTCCTACAGATTATTCCAAAGCAGATTGGGATACATTTTATATTAGACAATTAACTTCTGAAAATAATACACCTAAAAAACTTAGACTTACAACATTTGATCAATACATTAGTTATTATAAACCACTAGAAGATTTAGGTGGAGAATCATCTCGCAGTGATCCTGATTTAGTGTACATGACGCTAGAAGAAAAGTTTGGTGTGCATCCTATACCTGATGCAGCATATGTAATTGAGTATAGATATTTTAAGTTTCCTGATGATTTAACTGCATCCAGTGACGTATCTGTTGTACCCGATAGATTTAAACATGTTCTTATTGATGGTGCTATGATGTATATGATGTTGTTTAGATCTAATGAACAAAGTGCAGCTATGCATAGCCAAAAGTTTGAACAGGGTATTGATATGATGAGAAGATTGATTCTTGACTATCCTGTTAATGTTATATCTACAATGATTAATAGACCAACAAGTAGAATTACAACAGATGGATTCTAATAATGTCTGACGCATTACAAACATATGTGTCTGTTATGGCTGGTGGACTTGTAACTAACGTTGACCCACTTACACAGTCTAATAACTTTTCAGGCAGTGCTGTACGTCTTGTAAACATGGAGCCTTCACTTGAAGGTGGCTACAGACGAATAAGTGGATTTGAGAACTCCTACGGTACACTTCCAGGTTCTGGTAAAGTATTAGGACTTTCTGTCAATGGTGATATTAATCAAGGTGTATTAGGATGCAGAAAACCTTCTTCGGGTAATAACTATCTGCACTGGTATAATCACTACTATGATGTAACACTAGGTACAGGAGAGGGTTCTGGTTTTACTGTTGGTGAAACTGTTACAGGTGTAGTTAGCTCTAGTGACAGTACTGCAGTTGCGGCATCAGGTACAGTAATATCTAAAACTGCAAATGCTATTGTAGTAAACTTTGGTAGAATACCAGACAACATATTTTCTACAGGTAACGTACTTACAGGTGCTGATTCAAGTGCAACAGGTACAGTTGCAAGTACTCCTACCGTAAAGGGTTGGCAAGGAGTTACTACATCAGGTAGCCATACAATGACAGGGGTTGACGTAGTAAGATTTGAACGTTATAATTGGACAGAAGAAATCTTATTACTAACTGATGGTGTTAATCCTGCAGCTAAATATAACGGTACAAC